ATTTGTTATTGGAATTGTTAACCCCGACTTTACATTAACAAATCATACCGTACCATATATATTTGGTCAACCATCAGAGCCTGTTACATTGGTTTATCAGAGCAACGGTAGCGATTTAGCCCAAAAATCTGTGATAGCAGTAGGTCATGCTCCACAAATTAGTAGAAGAGTGGGATAAAAAATTGGGGGTGAATGTAAGTAATACTCGTTTGTCGAGTGCTCTGTAGGCATAACTTATTCGTTGAGTTTTCTGTAATTCTACCCCCCTCGAATAATACCTCTGTTTTCAGGGGTATTTTTTTTTGCCTATCTTTGTTTTAAATCAAATTTAAAATGGACATTAGAAAAATCTCAGTAGGTCCTGATTATAAATCGGGAGCAATGCATTACCTTGTTGGTCAACCGGTTCTTGGTGGCAACTATATTATACATTTAATAAAATTTAGTATAGAAGAAAACGCTTATCAAATTTATATAGAAGATTCTAGTGAGAAGGAAATTTTATTGTGGAAACAATTTAACACAACAATGCCTGTGTCCCTAGAATACAATATTAATTTTTAATTAAATGCAATCACCAAATCAATTTATAGTCACACCTTCTAACAATAGAAGGTATGATAATATAAAAACAATAGAAGGTTTAGAAATAATTCTAGATACTTCTGAAGAGTCAGCTTCTTTTTCAAATCGTGAAGCTGTCGTAGTAAGTCTGCCGCTTAACTACAAAGGACCTATAGAAGCAGGAGACACCCTTTTGGTTCACCACAATGTATTTAAGTATTACAATGATATGTATGGTAGAAGACAAAGCGGTAAAAGTTTTTTCAAAGACGATAGGTTTTTTATAGATGATACTCAATACTATATGTATAAAAAAACAAATCAATGGATTGCTATTGAGCCTTTTTGTTTTGTTGCTCCACTACCTGCAACAGAAACTTACATATACAAACCCTTTAGTGACGAACCTTTAATGGGTGTAATGCAATATACGTGTAAGTCTATAGAGAAACATGGTATTAAGAAAGGAGATATAGTTACGTTTAATCCTGATTCAGAATATGAATTTAAACTTGACGAACAGAAATTATATAGAATTAGGTCTAAAAATATTATTGCGTATGAATCTCCAAGAAACTAAACTAAAGATAATTCAAGCAGGTTACAGAGCAGTAGACCAACTAATCAAAGTTGCTAAGGAAGATATTATTAAGCACGACCCTGAAGATGATATATCAGCAGACAGATTAAAAAATGCCGCAGCTACTAAGAAGCTGTGTATTATGGATGCGTTTGAGATACTAAATAAAATTGAAGCAGAGAAAGAAGCTTTAGACCTAGGGCAAAGCAAGCCTATGACAAAGCAGGGATTTGCAGAAAGACGTTCTAAATGATTAAAGAAATAAAAAACTATATACCAAAAAATGTACTCTCTAATAAAAACAGGGGACGCAGTTGGCTGTATGGTTATAATAAGAAATATGATTTAGTTATAATTTCTCGTAGTGGTCAGATTGGTAAAGTGGTAGAAATTTCTAATTTAAAAATTGCACTACCCAAAGAACCAAAAGAAGTATACGCAAGAAATGAAAACAAACTAAATCAATATTGGGAAAAGAAACAGCTTCCAAAAAATCTAGCTAAAATAAAAACTATCTTTCAATGGAATGAAATGCCTAATTCTTTTAAAGACCAATACATTGACTATATAGAAAACGAATTTGATTATAGAGAACAAGGTAATTGGTTTATGAATAGAGGAGTGGCAACCTATATAACAGGTTCACACTACATGTATCTGCAATGGACTAAGATTGACGTAGGCTCTCCTGATTTTAGGGAGGCTAATAGGGCATTGTTTATTTATTGGGAAGCTTGTAAAGCCGACAACAGAAGTTTTGGAATGGTATATTTAAAAATAAGACGTTCCGGTTTTTCTTTTATGGGTTCAGCTGAATGTATTAATACAGCTTCACTTGCAAAAGATGCAAGGATTGGCATACTTTCTAAGACAGGTGCTGATGCTAAAAAAATGTTTACAGACAAAGTGGTTCCTATATCAAATAGTTTACCTTTCTTTTTTAAACCCATACAAGATGGAATGGATAAGCCTAAATCAGAATTAGCTTATAGGGTTCCTGCGTCTAAGATTACAAAAAAGAATATGCATGAAACGTTTCAAGATGATATGGAAGGATTAGACACCACCATTGATTGGAAGAACACAGACGATAACTCTTATGATGGTGAGAAACTATTGCTATTAGTACACGATGAAAGCGGTAAATGGGTTAAGCCTAATAATATTTTAAACAATTGGAGGGTAACTAAAACCTGTCTGCGTTTAGGTAGTAAGGTAATTGGTAAATGCATGATGGGTTCAACCTCAAATGCACTAGAAAAAGGTGGTGATAATTTTAAAGACTTGTATTACGATTCAGATGTCACTCAAAGAAATCGTAATGGACAAACAAAGAGTGGAATGTATGCATTGTTTATTCCAATGGAGTGGAACATGGAAGGGTTTATAGACAGATACGGAATGCCTATCTTAGAAAATCCACCTCATGAAGTAGAAGGAATAGATGGGGAGATGATTTATCAGGGAGCAATAGACTATTGGGAGGCAGAGGTAGATTCTTTAAAGGGAGATGCTGATGCACTAAACGAATATTATAGACAGTTTCCTAGAACTGAATCACACGCCTTTAGAGATGAAAGCAAACAATCTATATTCAATCTAACTAAACTGTATCAACAAATAGACTACAATGACTCTATGATTAAAGAGCATCACATCACAAGAGGAAAGTTTGTTTGGGAGAATGGAATAAAGGACACAAAGGTAGTTTGGGTTCCTGATTCAAAAGGAAGATTTAACATCTCTTGGTTACCATCAAGTAACATTCAAAACAACGCACATCAAAAAAATGGAAGTAAGTATCCGGGAAATGAACACCTTGGTGCTTTTGGTTGTGACAGTTATGACATTAGTGGAGTAGTAGGTGGAGGTGGCTCTAATGGAGCTTTACATGGTCTTACTAAATTCCACATGGATGACGCACCAAGTAATGAGTTTTTCTTAGAGTACATAGCTAGACCTCAGACTGCTGAAATATTTTTTGAAGATGTATTAATGGCATGTGTTTTTTATGGTATGCCTATATTAGTAGAAAACAATAAACCTCGTTTGTTGTATCACTTTAAGAATAGAGGCTATAGAAAATATTGTATCAATAGACCTGACAAACAATTTAACAAATTGTCCAAGACAGAAAAAGAATTAGGAGGGATACCTAACTCAAGCGAGGGGGTAAAGCAAGCACATGCATCGGCTATAGAATCATATATAGAGAAGTACATAGGTATAGATTTTGAATCAGTATTTAGACCTTCTGATGAGATGGGCACAATGCCGTTTAACAGAACTCTAACGGATTGGGCAAAGTTTGACATTAACAACAGAACTAAGTTTGATGCTAGTATTAGTTCGGGTTTAGCTATTATGGCATGTCAAAAACATCTTTATGTAACTGAAAGAAAAGAGTCAAAAATAAAACTTAACTTTGCAAGGTATACTAATACCGGCATACAAAGCGAAATAATTAGATGAAAGATGTAAAGGTAAATATAAAATCTGCAGCTTTCCCAAGTCAATTTGTATCTGACGCTGAGAAGGAAACTAAAGAGTATGGACTACAAATAGGTCAAGCTATTCAATATGAATGGTTTCGTAGGGATGGAGCAGGTTGTAGATTCTATGACCAATTCCGTCAATTCCACAGGTTGCGTTTGTACGCAAGAGGAGAGCAGTCAGTAGCAAAATATAAGAATGAGATAGCCGTTGATGGCGATTTAAGTTATTTGAATTTAGATTGGACACCTGTTCCTATCATTCCAAAATTTGTTGACATAGTTGTAAATGGGATGTCTGATAGGTTATTCAAAGTAAAGGCATATGCTCAAGACGCAATGTCTCAATCTAAACGAACCAAGTATCAAGATATGATTGAGGCACAAATGGTGTCTAAAGATTTTTTACTGAGTGTCCAAAAGAACTCAGGCTTTGACCCATTCACTACAAGTCCTGACGAACTACCTCAAACCGATGAGGAGCTTTCGTTGTATATGCAAATTAATTATAAGCCTTCCATTGAAATAGCAGAGGAAGAAGCTATCAATACTATTTTTGAAGAGAATCACTATTTTGATTTGAGAAAAAGATGCGACTATGATTTAACGGTTATAGGAATTTCTGTAGCTAAGCATGAGTTTCTGTTAGGCTCAGGAGTTCAAGTATCATATGTTGACCCTGCAAATGTAGTGTATAGCTATACAGAAGACCCACACTTTACAGATTGTTTCTATTGGGGTGAGGTAAAGACTATGCCTATAATTGAGTTGATGAAGATAGACCCAACTTTAACTAATGAAGATTTAGAAGAGATTAGTAAGTATAGTCAAAATTGGTATGACTACTACAATGTAGCTCAATACTATGAGAACGATATGTTTTACAGAGACACATGTACTCTTTTATATTTTAATTACAAGACTACTAAGAAAATAGTATTTAAGAAAAAAATTATGGCAACCGGTGGAAGCAAGGTTATCGAGAAAGATGACCAATTCAATCCACCTGTTGAAACAATGGAAGCAGGAAACTTCGAAAAAATTGAAAAGACTATTGATGTATGGTATGATGGAGTAATGGTTATGGGAACTAACATTGTATTAAAATGGGAGTTAGCTCAAAACATGGTGCGTCCAAAATCATCTAGTCAACATGCTATTCCTAATTATGTAGCAGTAGCACCAAGAATGTACAAAGGAAATATAGAGTCTTTAGTTAGACGAATGATTCCTTTTGCAGATTTAATTCAGATTACCCACTTAAAGTTACAACAAGTAATTGCTAGAGTTGTGCCTGATGGTGTCTATATAGATGCTGATGGTTTAAATGAAGTTGACCTTGGAACGGGAGGAGCTTACAACCCTGAAGATGCATTGAGATTGTATTTTCAAACAGGTTCGGTAATTGGTAGAAGCTATACACAAGA